TTTAAAACATTGTTATTTAAAATTAATTAAAGGAGATATTACACATGACAGATAATCCATTCGAAGGCTTTGATTCACAAGATAAAGCATTTATAAAACACGATTACCAAGAAAAATGTTGGTATCGTGGTAAAGAAAAATTAGACGTAAATTATTTTTACGTTGATCCAGCAACTATGTTGATGGGTTGGGGTGCATTTAGTCAATCAGAAGGATATTCATGGGTTTGGCAAAAAGATTTATTTACACCGATTGCCAAACCTGAAGGAGAATATAAAAAAGCGTTTTCAGTTTGGCTTCTGCCTAAATATGTAGATGGTAAGCAAAACATTACACAATCAGTTTCTTTATGGCAAAGAAACAGCTTTGGCGAATTTAAAGGTTTTCAAGAAATGGGTGCTAGTTTTTATGCTGAACTACAAAAACCTGAAAATAAGGATAAACTTCCTGTTGTTAAATGGACAGGTTCGGAGACCTTAACAATGGGCATGGGTAAATCTACCATTCCGCATTTTGAATTAGCTGGTTTTAGAGATAGACCTTCAGAATTTGTTATACCTAGCATTGGGTATGATACGTCTCCATCTGACAATCAAAATGGCGAAAGCCAACATGATAATTTTCTCCCTACGTCAGGTGGAGACACCAAAGAATCACATCCTGTATTAGATACATTGGATTCAGGCGATATTCCATTTTAATGATTGATGGAATTAGATTGGGAGAAAATCGCACCTGAAATAGCGATACAAATATTAGGAGAGCCATCAAAAAAAGATGGCTCTTACTATCGTTGGGGAAGCAAAGGCAGTCTTGCCCTTAATTTAGAACAAGGTACTTTCTTTGATTTTGAGAATAATCAAGGCTATGGACTTATAGAATTTATAAAGAATCGTGGTCTTAATCCTGATGATTTCTTGAAAGAATACAAACCAATAGAACCAGCAAAGCCTACAAGGACATTTACCGATAAAGAAATGTACCAGCTAAAAACTGAGTCTGTCGTTTATCTGCGTTATTCTGATTCTTTTTGCGTTATGCGGTTTCCTAATGAACATTACATAAAACAAAAATATGCACCATTTACTAAGATTAAAGATCAATGGGTTATGAAAAGACCTGATGGTGTTTTGCCTATTTATTGTGAGAATAATAAGCCTGAAGATTATGTTGTTATTAATGAAGGTGAAAAAGCCTTATTGGGTTGTAAAAGCATATATGATGGTGATGTTTGCACATGGCATGGTGGTGTTAATAATTTAGATAAACAAGATTGGACACCTTTAAAAGATAGAAAGGTAATTATGTTTCCTGATAACGATGAAGCTGGTAAAAAATGTTCTGAAGAACTAAAAGACAAACTTAGTCAGATAGCCAAAGAAGTAATCATTGTAAAACCGCCAAGAGAATTCAAAGACAAAGATGATTTATATGATGCAAAGGTCAATGACTTTTTTTCATCATCGCAACAGTTTTTGGATTATTGTCTAAATAATCAAATTAAAAAAAGAGTTTCTTTTGATCTGATTCAGGTCAATGACATCATGCAAAACATTACACCGCCTAAATGGGTGGTCAAAGATATCTGCGAAGAAGATTCTGTGGTAGCTATATTTGGACAACCGAAAAGCGGTAAATCATTTGTAACAGTAGATTTAGCTTGTAATATCGTTTTAGGTCGCAATTGGCATGGACATGAGACTGAACAGGGTTCTGTTGTTTATTTATGTGGTGAAGGTTTGCGAGGTTTGCAACGTAGGCTTAAATCATGGGAACAACTTAATGCTTTATCTTTAAGAGATGCACCATTACTAATATCTACTAGGGGTGCAAGATTATTAGATGATAAAGATCATCAGTTATTAAAAGACACAATAGATAGAACACAAGATGAATCAGGCAAGGTTAAGATGATTGTAGTGGACACGCTTCAAAGAAATTTTGGTCAAGGCAACGAGTCATCAACAGAAGATATGTCAGCATTTATCGAAAGAATAGATGATTTAAGAGATACTTATAGCAGTTGCATAGCAATTGTGCATCATTCAGGTCATGCGACTAATAGTCGTGCCAGAGGAAGTTCTGTAATACAAGCATCTGTTGATTGGGAATATCGAGTAGCAAGAACCAATTTAGGTAGTGAAATGTTTGTAGAATTTACACAGACACTTGTAAAAGATGGTAAGCCTATGATGCCAAAAAACTTTAAATTTATAGAACAGAAGCTACCATTTCACGACATGACATCAGGTGCATTAGAGATTATCGATGCTAGTAATATGCCTAAAAAAACCAAAGTATCTGAAAAAGGACAAGCCATAATTGATGCCATTAGAACTGTACAAGATAAAGCAGATGAACCAGCAACTATATGGTTAGGTCAAGCAGAGATAACTAAGATAACCAACCTCAATGATTCAACTGTAAAAACATGGCTTAGAAAATTAGTAGATCAAGATGTTTTGACTTACGAAAAAGGCAAAGGTTATCAAACTAATGAATATAATTCGGAGATATTCTAAATCAATATGGTTTGTAAATGGTTTGTTTTGGTTGGTAAAACAGGTGGTTTTAGGTGCAATTTCATAGAAAAGTGGTTGGTTGT